GGAAACCCCACGACACTTCTTTTGACCTTGCAACTTAAAGTTACAAATTTTACAATACTAAACTAACAATTTATTGTTGTACTTTTGAGCTTTTTGATGCATTGTATCCCTTACCCAAACCCCTCATATTCATGATCATACATATTCATTACATATCATTTCATTTTCATTACATTATTCATTCATTATCATTCATAAATCATCGAATAAGGGACGGTAAAGAACAATGCTTACAAGAACTTAAGAATTCATATTCATACTCTTCATTAGAGTTAGTGCAACAGCACGCTCTCATCAGTCTAGGTATCCATCCTAGCACTTGACCGTTTCAGTCAAGAGTTTCTGTGAACAGAAACATTTACCAACATAAGATTACAATAATTAAACATTAAGTTTATTGAATTTACGTGGACCCATAACCCGCGGCTTAATTGTTTTTGAAACATTATTGTTTTACAAACGAATTACAAAGAAACACAACTGAAGTCATAGGTTGGTTTCTCAATATTTTACCAGGTTTAGTTTAAACCGGCGCTCTTAGTAGAAGTGCGTTACAGCAATTCACTACCCTAAGGATACGCTTTCCGATTTTCCGGATTGACATAGCTTCAATATGAAGTTCCTTTTGAAATAAATCTTCAGTGTATAACTATGGACACTCAACAAAAAACTTCGTTTTCGTCATCCATCCTTACATCAGACACAACTTCAACAGAAGTAGCAGGCCCAATTGCCTTTACACAAGGCAATGCGGCCCATTCAGATTCAGGTCGTTTACCCTCGAATCTAAGATTTGACCAAGTAGTTGGTCACCCAGAAGCTGATCTTTCAAAACAAGTAGAAAGATGGTTTCCAGTAAACAAAGTAAACTGGACAGTAACACAAATGCCAGGCACAGCAGTAACAGTCATTGATACACCAGCAATGATGGCAGCAGCCCAACCTTACTTTGATGTAGCACAGTATTACAGACAACAAAGAATCTCACCAGTTTTAAGAGTCACATTGGCAGGCAATGCAGCACAAATTGGACAACTGATAGTCATTTTTAGACCTTCTGGAGTTCTCCAGAATCAAGTTAACATTGACTACCCCTCATTGCTCCCATATGCTTTTGTCAGGCCCCATGACTCTGCAGCTTGTGAAGTAGAAGGAAACTACGTTAAACATCTCAGATCAGATGATCAAACCTACCACCCCTTGGACTTTGGGACATTCTACATAATTGTCATGAACAGTCTGCTCAGTCCAGCAACAACACCACAACAAGTGACAATTGCCACATATGTCAAGTTCTCACATGTCTCAGTTCGTGTGTACATACCACCAACAGTTACAGACACAAAGAGAAGACTTGATTACCTCATTAAACAACTTCCAGCAGAAGAACAGAAAAATTACCGAGCCACAGAAAAAGGCTTGGTTGACTCCGGTCTTTCAGTTGTTGGAAAAGTTCCAGCAGTCTACAATGGCATCCAAACAATTCTAAACAAATTTGGAGTTGAAGGAGCAAAACCAGGAAAAGGCATGGACAAGGCAGGAAGCGTTCTCAGTGTTGTCGGAAGAGTCGCAGACATTGGAAGACCACTCTACAAAGTAGGTTCTTCATTGTTTCATGCACCACCACGACCACAAAGCGTGGAATGGTCTGTAGCAGACAAACCTAGAATGGTTGCTCGCATGCAGTACAATTCAGAACAACTTTGTGCACCAGACCTCTCAGTAGCTCAACTACCAGGAGCATTTGATCTCATGGATGTTGTTAGTTTCATAAAACAACCCTACAGAATGACAGAATTCAACTGGACTGACACACAAGCAGCAGGTACGGTTTTGCTTACTGTTCCAATGGATCCTTACGGAAACCTGGCCTTAAACAGGTCACCGTATTTCACACAACTACCCTCTTTTTGGAGAGGCTCAGTGACAGTCAAAATCCAGTTCATCAAGAACATTTTCCACAAAGGACAAGTCTTAATCCAACTCCTTCCCAAAGGAGTAGCTCCAGCAACGGATAACTCACAGTTTGGAATGACAGAAATTTTCGACATTTCTGACAAAGATACTTATGAAGTAACACTTCCCTGGGCTTACAATTTGGATTACGTGACACAAGACTTTGGACAACTGTTCTATCTAAGTGTTTCGGTGCTCTGCATGTTGCAGACCACAAACACAGTCTCACAAGTAAAAGCAAACGTCTGGCTATCAGCAGGAGAAGACTTCCAAATGATCGGAGGACCCTCCATGGACCAGATCAAACTGGCAACAGTCATAGCCGAGCCAAGAGAAACCCCAAAAGAGAAAGGTGACGCCCATCCAGTTGACACTATTCCGTCAGGAGCAACTCCAGACTACACAGAACAGCAAGAAGAGAACACTCATGTTCAACCACCAATTGGAAAGGCTACAGACATGATGCCTTCAAACCCACTGGAACCACAGCAAACACATCCCATGTATAACACACAGGCCGAACCCATGGCTGGATGGTTACCAATGCACCAGTCAAGCTTGAAGTTAGCAGCACATAGACCACAAGATCTTCTTTTTACAACAGGAAGCTGGGTAGTCGGACCATTGTCAGGAACTTATACCCCAGAGTCAGGAACTTTGTTGTTCACTGCCTCACAAGCAGATTTACTGAGAGCACTCCCACAATCAGCTTGGTTTGCCTACATTTCAGGAGGTGTGACATTAACTTGGACGACAACAGCAACAAAGCTAACACCAGGTTATCTCCGTGTTGAAGTACAGTGTTCAGAAGGAAGTATTAGATACCAACACTTTCCACTGTGTGAAAACATCATGAGGACTATCGAAGTACCATGGATACAACAGACTCCAGCAGTACCTGTCAGGTACAATCCTCTAATCCACCAGGACGCACAGGAACTGGACCAAATGATTTCAGTGTACTTGTACACAGATTCCACCTCAGATTGGTGGGATCCAACGACAAGTCTGAGATTTAACATTGGGGCAGCTGATGACTACATGGGTCAACAACCAGTGATGCCTCAACCACCAGGACTTAAAGGTACAATCAATATGTATAAAGGACCAGCACCACCGACCAAGAGAAAAACTCCCAGAGAGAAAGGTTTAGAAACTGATCCTGAAACAGCAGTCTTGGAACCACTTTTGCCTACACACCCTTTTCTGCCTGAATTTAATTCACAGAAAACAAAGTATGGAACCTTTGACAGTACCATACAACAACAGTTGTCAGACATTGAACAACAAGTACAACATGTCAAGGACATCTTTGAAACTGCTCCACCAGCAGTTACAACAAACCAGTTGGAACAAGTCATTGGAAAAGTACAAGTAGTCAAAAACAATTTAGGAGCACTAAACAAAAGACAAAAGAAACTGTTGAACAAAACAAAAACCTTAGCCAAAGATGTTGAGAAGAAACTCACAGAACAGGATTTTCCCAGTAAGTCTGATGGACTCAAAACAATCATCTTCGAAGATCTCGAAGAAACAGGACATCAAACACACTGCTGCACAAGAAAACAAGTAGTAGTAACTTTTCCTGATTTCACAAAGCTTTCAGTACCTCCAAAGAGGGTAAACCATATTACTGAAAGTTTTTCTGGATATGGAAGAGTTTGGTGGCACTGGCATACACAAACAATCTGCTTTAGAACACTGAAACAGTACGGAGTACATGACAACCACCAAATACAAACATTTTGTGGAAAAGTAACAAGGGCTTACGAAACACCAGTCGAAGAAGTTCTCTACATTCCTTTTAAGGAATCAAAGTCGTGGACTGCTCCCTGTCGCATGTTCAAAAGGAAGTCAACCTACTGGTACTACACCCATTTCCAGGACAAGCTTTACAGAACATCAACTCCAAAACCAACAAAACCATGGTTGGTTTGGGGAAATGTCAAACCAGAACAAACCCAACAAAGAGAAATTCCGACAGAAAAAGGAAAAATGTGGGAGTGGTTTTCACAACAGGTTGATTCAAAAGTCACCTTGCATGCTGAGACTACAGCAAAGAAAATAGTTGAAGAAGCAAAAACAAATCTTCAGACAATAACGGAAGTAGGAGACTTGAAAGATGTGGGAGAATTGCTCATGTTGAAGATAATGGCTTATGCCACATCAATGCTCAACGCAACAACCTTGACTTCTTGGATTTCAATAGCAACACATGTCCTATGTGACGTTCAGGTGTTCTATTTAAAGCATGGAATCATTGGTACGTTAGTGAAACAGATTTCATCGTATGTTCCTGAATTTCTACATCTCTTTTGGGTTCCAGAAGAAGATGAAACAAAAGAGAAAGGTTTTGTTGATACTACACAAGAAATCCTTTTTGTTTTTAGAAAGATCTTTGAAGGTTCTTTTGGTTTCGTTGTAGATGGAGCAAAGCATCTTACAGACGTTCTAAAGAAGTTAAATCTCTTGGGAGGAGCAGTCAGAGGTGCACAATCATGCATAAATGGCTTGAAAGCACTCTTTGAATGGCTAGGTCTAACTATTACAGACACGAAGAAAAAGTTAAAACAATGCCAAGAACTCTTGCACAGAGAAGACGTTGTTAGAGACCTGTCAGAAATGGGAACCTGTATGAGTTATGCTCCACAGGAATTTGGTTCAAAAGGAGCCCAACTGCGGAGACTCAGAAAAACAGCCACAGAAGTTCTAACCTTAACAGCAGGGGTTAGAGATCCCGTAATAGACACTATCAGAGTAATAGCACAGGAGTTCAAAAAACACACTGAACTCGCCTCCGGCATTGTTACAGGAGTGGTTGACTTTGAACCAGTTTTTGTTCTCCTGAGCGGACCTCCTGAAAAAGGAAAGTCAGTCTTTGGAGGAAAATTAGCACGTTCACTGACAAAAGCTTTGGGACGAGAACCAGAGAATTTCTATGCTTGCAACTTAGAGCAAGACCACTGGGATGGTTACAAAGACCAACCTGTCGGATTTATGGATGACCTTTTCCAGGATCCTAAAGGGGAAAATGTGGCTTTTCTCACACAATTAATTTCTAGCATTCCAACTCCTTTACCAATGGCAGATTTGCAAAGTAAAGGAGCTTTGAGCTCACTTAGAATAATAATAGCAACAACAAATGTTGAAGTTATTAAAGGAGAGTGGGTTACTGATCCTGAAGCTATCATTAGAAGGTATGCTAGGACACACTACATGGCTATTGACAATGATAAATTTCAAAAAGTAGTTTGGAAGCGTGACCCTATGACACACAAATTTACAAAAACCCTTGGAGAAGTCCTTGGATATAATGAGGTTTGTAGAGAAGTTTGGGATGAGTATGAAAGAAAATTCCAAAAACACATGGAAATGAAAAGTGAAAACCTCTTTGCATTGAAACCATTGAGTGACAGTTTCATGTGTCCCGAAGTTACAATTACAAAGAAAGCACAAATCAGACAACTACCTCCATACACTGTCCTGAGGAGAAAGATAGATTACACGACTATCGAACCCCAGACAATAAAAGGAAATGCTTTGGTGTTAAATGGAAAAGATCTGGCTGATGCTCTGTGGGACCTTGAAGAAAGAAATGCAGGAAAAGAAATCAAAGAAAGGAAAGAACATGATTTAGATCTTTACTGGGACCTAATGTTTCCTACTTATGAGAGAGTTCTTGTTATGAGGGCTTATGGACTACCTTATTATGACACAACAGCAGTCGAAGGACGAGTATTTTTCTTGGCTTCACCCCAACAAATACGAAGAGAGTTAGCTAAACTTGATGATGAACACTTGAAAGCTTTCCTAAGATGGGCTGTTGTTCAAGGATGCGATTCAACATATGTCGCTGACTTGTTGCCATTTAGAAATGCAGCACTTGGTGCAGTTGATAGAGCCTTGCAAGCCCTCAAAAATCACAAAAAGATTGTACTAGCCGCTGGTTTGCTTGTTGGGACACTCCTTGGAGCCTTAACCTTGACTTACATGTTTAGAAGTTCAACGGAAAAAGGCAGATACCAGGGAGCAAGTGCACAACGACAAGTCCGCACAATGATGAGACCAGTAGCTCATGAGAGAGGTTTAGAAGATAAAACTCCAATAATAGAAAAAGCTATGGCTAGATGGAAAATGACAACTCCAACAGGAGGAGTAATTGAAGTCAATGCTCTCTTTATAGGAGGAAATTATTTGATAACCAACACACATGCTGTCAGACCAGGCCAAATGCATACAGTTGTTCATAAAATGAATGCAGTAGACGTCATGGAAATTCCAATACACATCACAGAAACAAACATTGTTAGAGTCGAAGCTCATGGAGTTATTCAAGATTTGACAATGGTGTATCTTGGTAGTCAGGTTCCAAATAAGAGAGACTTAATGAACTACTTTATCACAGAGGATTCTTACCAAAGTCTACAAGAAGGTCCTGCACAAGTCTTGCTACATAGCAAAGACTGTGCTTTACCTGTAACTACAACACAACGTTTTGAAACAAATGTGAAAACAAAAACAATGGTTGGACAAACACGATGGAGAGATGTTTTTAGAGCACCTTTCTATGCTGAAGACGGCACTTGTGGATCACCAATGTTAACACTTGAAAAATCAAGAGACACTCGAATCATTGGTCTTTTGACTTCAGGAAACTCTACTGAGAGCTTCTTCACACCAGTTACAAAAGAACTGTTACAAGACATGAAGAATCAGCTTGAAACATTTAGTCAAAATGTTCCGATTGAATCTAATGAGGGAATTTTTGATAAAATTGAAGTAAGAGAAAAAGCAGTCGTGCTTCGTGAAAGAAAAGCTTTCCACAGTGCAAAAGGCTTGGTGGAATATCCAGAACTTATTGAACCAGTCCACACAGAGATTGAACCACTTTCCCAACAGACAGTTGTACCAATAAACATGAATTGCTCATACGAACCTTGTCTAAATCCAAACTATGTAACAGTGGAAGAAGGTTGTTTTCTAAACAAAACAAAGGTTCCAGCCATGAGATCACTTCACAATGTGGAAATAACTCTTCCATTGAATTTGGGAGGAATTAGAAAGGTTCCCGGAGATCAATTTACAGTAGAAAGAAAACCACTTGACATGGATGGCTTGCTGTTAGAAAGTGTTCTTAACATGCTTGAAACAAAATATGCTAAGTCAATGAAAAATCTAAGGGTTTTAACAAATGATGAAGCTCTGTCAGGTTATGAAGAATACAATGACAGAATACACATAGAAAACCAAGGCATGAATTTGTCTACAGCCATAGGACTGACTTCGAAACTCGAAGGATTTGGAAACAAGAAAAGAGACGTTGTGAACATTGTTTCGGAAGGAAGAGTTTTCAAACAGACCTTTGTGGAAAAGTTAGAACAAGTTGAAGAACAACTAGCTCAAGGAACATATGAACCAAGAATTATGATTCTAAACCTCAAAGACGAATTAAGAACGGAAGCAAAAACAAAACAAGGAAAAGTTCGACTCTTCTGTATAGATGACATGGTTGATATCGTTTTGTCAATCAAGTATTTCGGACACTTCTTTGACCACTTTAGAGCTTTGGGCTTGGATTCTTGGCACACACTTGGACAAGATCCTGTCAATCTCTGGAATGAACTAGCTGATTACCTAGGAACACCAGTGCTTGCTGGAGATGGAAAAAATTGGGATATGTCATTGCAAAGTGTTCACTTCGAACTCATGAGACGCTTAATAGAAAAAGTTTACCAGAGAGCTCCAGGCTCAAAGTTGGAAAAACAAAGAGCAGCCAGAATACGACTCGGTTTACTACAACACTTGGCATTTTCTGTTACAACCTATGCAGGAAAACAGTTTTTGTCAACAGGACTGAAAAGTGGAGACTATGCAACAACAGAAAAGAACACTTTGATACAGATCATCTTGGTTTGTTACACTGTTGTCAAAATTTGTATTTATAACAAAAATCAGTCTTTGCCAAAAGCTCTCGAAGTTGCAAGGAACCATAGGTTTGTCTGCAACGGAGATGACAACCTTCACTCAGAACCACAGTTCTGTACACAACAAGAATATTCCTTGGAATTGAAGAATACCTTCTTGGATTGTGGAATAGAATTAACTCCATCATCTAAAGTAGGAAACTCTCTGTATTTTGAAGACATTTCAAATGCCGAATACCTCAAGAGAACATTCCACAAAGATGGTCAATGGTTTTATCCAGCAATCTCAAATGATACTATCTCAGGTCTAGTGAACTATCACAGAAAAAGCACTACTGAATTGGAAAATCTGAGAGAAGCCGCCAGATTTTTAAGACAGGCAAGAGACTATCGAAACCTTAAACTGTTGACATTTTACGTGCTGATGGTTTTTCCAGAACAAAGGTTCCAGGATTGGACATGGGATGTGCTAGCAGATGAATACAATGCACCAATGCATGACAAGAGACCACCAAGTGATGATTTTTCTTGTCCAAATGCTGACCACCTACTTCCCTTGCTGACAATGCCAATAGATCATTGTAGAATAGCAGCCCACTTTTACCAAATCTCTAGACGAGAGTATCTGCACATTTATCTGCAAAGGCTTGAAAATTTCTTCATGCCTGGATTTGACAAACCAAACCTTATAGAATATCGGACAGTTGATGGCTTGGACATTATGCAGGACACTTTTGTTAGTGTCTACAATGCCTTTATGGGAGCAAGAGAAGAAGGACAAACAATCCAGAGTCTGTTGAGATGCTTGGAAGGCTTCATGGTTGTCAAAGAATACAAAGCAGAAAACGCTAGCTTGGATTTGGACACCGATAAGGCGGCAGAATGGAGACAGTATCTTGAGGATCTTACATTCTCAGAACCTTACACAGAAGGAATAGTGCAATATGCACAAGAAGTCTGGTCAATTGATGGCACAAATGGAGAGTTTTTCTTCCACTTCATCAATAAACACTCACAAAGTGAGTCAATCAAGAGAACCTTCGAACAAATGCAAGGCACACCAATGAATCAGGAAACGTTGAGAAATGTGCTTTGGATGTTGCTGAGATCACAACATTTTGTAAAGGCAGAAGACTGGTTGAAAACCGGACAAATATGGGAGCTAGACCATCAGACAGCATTAGCAATACGTGCTGGCGCACTAGCAGAAGAGGACTGGGAGGACCTCAATCAAAACATTCCTCCAGAATAGAGCAAACGCTCACAATAAGAAGTTGTGCCATACAACTTCAAACAGAAAATTACACACTGGAATACTATAATACATTTCTGCATAACATTTATTGAATAACAGGCAATTTTTAACACTTTAACAAAAATTAACATATTACGTTGCATCATGTTTCTTGTTTTAAAATGCTTTTCT